ACTGTATGGTGGTAGGAGGGAGATGCCTTCCTTGATTGATCACATCACCAAACTGGCATATGATGATCACTATGATAGAGATATCTTTACAAAGTATTCACAAGAAGAGATTGAGAAGGTAGAAACCTTTATTGATCACGATCGTGATTTTCTATTCACATATGCTGGTTTGAGACAGGTTGTGGATAAATACCTAGTACAAGATAGGAGTATTGGAAAGGTACACGAAACTCCTCAGTTCATGTACATGATGATTGCATTGACAATCTTTCGTGAGTATCCAAAAGAAACAAGACTTTCCTACGTTAGAAGATACTACGATGCCATCTCAAAACACAGACTCAACATCCCAACACCAATCATGGCGGGTGTCAGAACTCCCCTACGCCAGTTTGCGTCTTGTGTTCTGGTTGATGTTGATGACACCCTGGATAGCATTTTTAGTTCTGATATGGCCATTGGCCGTTATGTCGCACAAAGGGCTGGCATCGGTATCAACGCTGGCAGGATCCGTGGGATCAACAGTAAAATCAGGGGCGGAGAAGTACAGCACACTGGCGTTGTTCCTTTCCTTAAGAAGTTTGAATCAACTGTACGATGCTGTACACAAAATGGGATTCGTGGTGGCTCAGCAACAGTCCACTTCCCCATCTGGCACCAAGAAATCCAAGACATCATCGTCTTAAAGAACAACAAAGGCACAGAAGACAACAGGGTACGGAAACTTGATTACTCAATCCAAATTTCAAAGATTTTCTACGAACGTTTCATTGCGAATGGAGAGATTAGCTTGTTCTCACCGCACGACGTACCGGGTCTGTATGATGCCTTTGGTACTGACGGGTTCGATGATTTATATGTTAGTTTTGAACGAGATGAGTCTGTTCCAAGAAAGAGTATTAAAGCACAAGAACTGATTCTAGACATCCTTAAGGAGAGAGCAGAGACCGGTCGTCTGTATCTGATGAATATTGACCACTGTAACTCTCACTCTTCCTTCAAAGATAAGGTTGAGATGAGTAATCTGTGTCAGGAAATCACTCTTCCCACATATCCTTTGTCACATATCGATGACCAGGTTGGTGAGATTGCACTGTGTATTCTCTCAGCAGTCAACGTTGGTAAGATTAAGTCCGATGAGGAACTAGAAGACCTCTGTGACCTGGCTGTGAGGGGTCTAGACGAGTTGATTGACTACCAGGACTATCCAATCATCGCAGCTGAACTTGCAACCAAGGCAAGAAGGTCTTTGGGTATTGGTTATATTGGATTGGCACACTACCTAGCAAAGTTGGGTTACTCTTATGATTCACAAGAGGCATGGGATGCTGTTCATGGACTTTCTGAGTCCTTCCAGTATTATCTCCTGAGAGCTTCTAATCAATTGGCTAAGGAGAAGGGTCACTGTGAATACTTTGGTCGCACCAAATATTCCAGTGGAACACTACCTATCGATACATATAAGAAAGATGTAGATGAACTAGTATCAACGGAGTTGCAACATGATTGGGATATGCTTAGGAATGATATCCTCGAATACGGTCTCAGGAACTCAACACTGTCCGCACAAATGCCATCGGAAAGTAGTTCCGTTGTGTCAAACGCAACAAATGGAATCGAACCTCCTCGGGGATACTTGTCCATTAAGAAGTCCAAGAAAGGGCCTCTTAAGCAAATTGTTCCACAGTATGCCTCATTGAAGAATAACTACACTCTTCTGTGGGATATGAAGGATAATGGTGGATACATTAAAATAGTAGCTGTGATGCAAAAGTTCTTCGACCAGGCAATTTCTGGTAATTGGAGTTATAATCCAGAGAACTACCCTGACAATGAAGTTCCTGTTTCTCAGATGGCAAAGGATTTTCTCACAACTTATAAATATGGTTGGAAGACATCCTACTATCAGAACACTCATGACTTAAAGTCTGATGAAGTAGATGAAGAGCCGCAGTCGAAGTTAGATGAATTGTTATTAGAACTATCACAAGCCGAGGAGGGAGAGTGTGAATCCTGTGCAGTTTAAAGTTTCACCAGTAGGTGACAAGGATATTATGAATCAAGTGAAAGGTATGACGGTGTTTAACACCGAAGTGCATGATGCCAAGAAACAACCAATGTTCTTTGGTAAGCCTCTGGGAGTCCAGAGATATGACACCTACAAGTATCCGGTGTTTGAAAAACTTACTACACAACAACTTGGATACTTCTGGAGACCAGAAGAAGTTTCACTACAGAAAGATAGAGGAGACTATCAGTCTCTTCGTCCAGAACAGAAACATATCTATACTTCTAACCTGAAGTATCAGATTATGTTGGATTCTATTCAGGGTCGTGGTCCTGGTATGGCATTCATCCCCTATTGTTCCTTGCCTGAACTAGAAGCATGTATGGAAGTATGGGGTTTTATGGAGATGATTCACTCCAGATCCTACACATACATCATTAAGAACATCTATCCTAATCCAGCTGAGGTATTGGATAAGATTGTTACGGATCAGAAGATCCTAGATCGTGCCAAGAGTGTTACAGAGTCATATGATGACTTCATCAACACTGCACAAGTCTGGGGAACCACTGGCATGTGGTCTGAAGATTTTAGAGGATCCCCATCAAGTGAGTATGAGATTAAGGAAGTCAAACGTAAGCTTTATAGGGCTGTTGCGAATGTCAACATCCTGGAAGGCATTCGTTTCTATGTCAGTTTTGCTTGTTCTTTTGCTTTCGGTGAGCTCAAACTCATGGAAGGGTCGGCGAAGATCATTAGTCTTATCGCCCGTGACGAGAATCAGCATCTTGCAATCACGCAGAATATCCTGAATAAGTGGAAGAGTGGTGATGATCCTATGATGAAACAGATCGCCAAGGAAGAAGAAGAGTGGGTCTATGCAATGTTTGATAGAGCTGTGAATGAGGAGAAGGCTTGGGCTGACTACTTGTTCAAGGACGGTTCTATGATTGGTCTAAACGATACCCTATTGCAACAGTATGTTGAGTGGATCGCCAATCGTCGTATGAAGGGTATAGGATTGAAGCCAGTCTATGATATCCCTGCTAAGAACAATCCCCTTCCCTGGACCCAACACTGGATCTCCTCGAAAGGATTGCAAGTGGCACCACAAGAAACGGAAGTTGAATCTTATGTCGTCGGTGGAATCAAACAGGATGTACAAAAAGACACTTTCTCAGACTTTAAACTCTGAGATAGAAGGGAGATATCCCTATAACAAATCTCTTTTGTCCTATAAGAGGTGGTCTGATAGTCTCAGGCCACCTTTTCGTGGTATGGCACATAAGGTATTGAAGAGATCTTTAGAGTGGTGGTATGAGAAACCCATCTATCTACATCCTTTACCTGCTAATGAACAAGTTAAGAATGTGAGAAAGGTATATGGTAAGGTTCAACACCCTTCTAATAAAGATAGAGCTACAGAATACATCTGGACTGGTGATGGGGATTGGCACCGATAAATATCCCAGTTGAATACATTATGTGTGTGACTACGAGAACCCCTGGACCTACTTGGAACGGCCTTTTAATTCTGATGATGTTTTGGACTTTTATGGTTTTGTGTATCTCATTACCAATCTCACAAACCAACGACTCTACATTGGGAGAAAAGTTTTTTGGTTCCACAGAAAACCTCCTGGAAAGAAAAGAAGAGTAAAGAAGGAGTCAGATTGGAAAGTGTACTACGGTTCCTCTGATGAACTGAAGGCAGATGTTAAACTCCTTGGGACTCACATGTTTCGTAGGGAAATTCTTTCACTGCACAAAACAAAAGGTAAGACAAACTTTGCTGAGACTGAAGCACTGTTCAAGAACAATGTTCTCACAGAATCTATGCCTGATGGTACTCCCAAATACTATAACTCTAACATTATGAATCGTTATTATCGCAAGGATTACTTTGAGATTTGACTGAGATACATAATACTACTATAATATTTAAGATTTTTATTTGACTCATGAAGAAACTATTAACACCTTTACTAGCAACATTGTTGGTAGGATGTCAACAAGCCTCAACAGGAGCCAACTTATCAGTTGATGTCACTGAAGACAATAACACAGCTGTACCTATTGAAGTTGTTCCACCAATCAAATGGACCTGTCCAACATGTACAGACAATGAAAAATATGTCCTCAAACAACTACAAGAAAAAACAAGAATCACAGATCGAAATGCCTTGGCAACGATCATGGGTAATATTAAACAAGAAAGTAAGTTCCATTCCAACATTTGCGAGGGAGGGACTAGAGTTCCTTACTCTGATTGCCATCGGGGTGGGTACGGACTCATTCAGTGGACCTCTACACAGCGTCATCTGGGGTTAGGATATTTCGCTAAAAAGTATGGATGTGATCCCAGCACTCTTGAGTGTCAGACACGTTATATGATTAATGAAAATATATTTCAACGTTACCTTCCAGAGTTTGAAGGTAGTGGACAAAGTATTGCTCAGTATATGGTTCCCTCTTTCTACTGGTTAGGATGGGGAATTAAGGGATCAAGAGAGACATATAGTCATCAATACAGATCAAAACTACTGAAGCCTTGACAAGGGTGGGAACACCCTCTATAATATAAGGGTTGAGAGATCAACTGCGGTGACCCCCTTGGTAGTTCAGGGTTAGCGGCGATAGGAACTACCTCTTGGGTCAGTAGCTCAGTTGGATAGAGCCACGCACTTCTAATGCGTTGGTCGGGGGTTCGAATCCCTCCTGACCCGCCTCGCGGAATTAGTTTAGAGGCAAAACTAAAGGTTTCCAACCTTTCGTCACCAGTTCGATTCTGGTATTCCGCTCCAATGGCGTGTAGCACAACGGCAGT